CAATTTCATATTGATTACTAGCTTGACATTCTAACTCTAACTGTTTAATTTGCTCATAATAATTTCTAATAGCAGCTTCTTCTTCGGGAGTTAAGTTTCTCCCCTCTGCTCTAGCATTATTAATAATATTATTTATTTCGTTTTGTAAATTTTGTGCTTCTTCTTTTTCTTTGCTCCCTCTATTACTCCAATATTCAATTAAGGATTGTTCAGATTCATCAATAACACCGTCCATACTGAAAGCTTCTCTAATTCCATTTTGAACTTCTGAATATTTACTATCAATAGCTTCTATACAACCATCTAAAGCGCTATTAACTCTTTCTGATAAGGTATTAGCTTCTTCTTCAGTTATAACTCCATCAAAATTAATTTCATTTAATGACATATTAAAGTCTTGAATGTCTAATGTCATTTCCTTTACTGAATCTTGAAATTCTTGACTTATATTTTCATTAAAATCTTTATAAACTAAGCCCATTTCTATTAATTCATCTTTGGAATAAGTGGTCATTCCTGTTAAGTCGGCCATCATTCTTTCCATAAAGGACATTTCTTCTCTTGATACTGCAATAGATTGGTTAGCTGCATCTGTTGCTTCATGCCACGCATAGAATCCTGCTCCTACTGCTGCTAATGGCAAAGCTACTGCTCCAAGGGAAGCAACTAATCCACTTCCAGCTAAAGATGTAACAGTACTAACTAAACTTATTGTTTTTCCTATACCTGTTACAAGCTTTCCTCCAATCATCATTAATGGTCCAATAGCTGCAACTGTAGCCCCTACACTAACTATAGTTTTTTGAGTTGCTGGATCTAATTTATTAAAAGCGCTAACCATATCAGTTATCTTATTTACACCTGTAGTCAATGCAGGTATTAAATTTTCTCCTATAGCAATTCCAGCACCTTCTAATGCTGATTTCAATTGAGTTATTTTACCTTTAAGATTATTCTGCATTGTATCAGCCATTTTACTAGCTGAACCTTCTGCATTTCTTAATTGACTATCATAAGACTTTATTGCATCTGTTCCTGCATTAAGCATTAGATTCATTCCTTTAACAGAGTCAGCTCCAAATATAGTTGATAATGCCATATCTCTTTCAACATCAGTTAGTCCTTCTGTTGCATTTACAACATCTGATAATATATCAGTCATATCTCTATATTTTCCTTCTGCATCAGCAACTGCTATTTTATGTCCATTTAACTCTATATTCCCATCTTTAACTGCATTTTTCATATCTCTAAATACAGCTGATAATGCAGTACCAGCTCTCTCGCCTTTGAGTCCTTGGTCAGCCATTACCATTAACATAGCTGATGTCTGTTCAATATCATAACCCATTGCATTCGCATTAGCTCCACAGTTCAGCAATGCCCCCGATAATTGTTCTACAGTTGTATTGCTATTGGCTTGTGCATAAGCAAATACATCAGCTAAATAATTGGATTCTGATACTTGCATATTAAACATACTTAAAGTATCAGTTACAATATCACTAGCTTGTGCTAATTGCATCCCACTACTTGCAGCTAAACTTAATACTCCATCTAAACCATCAATCATTTCATTAGCTTTCCATCCAGCTAAACTCATATACGAAAATGCATCTGCACATTCTGAAGCACTATATTGTGTTTTGCTCCCTGCCTCTTTA